CTATGACACCGTGGCGTTCACCGCGTAGAGCAAGGAGTAAACGATGGCAACCTACGGCGCAAAGGCTCTGACGCGAATCGCTACTGCGTCGCAGTCTGCATTCGGAACCGCAGCTTCAATCGGAACCGCTACCGGCGAGATCCTCTTCAGCGAGACCATTGGCTCACTCGATCTCGGCGTGACCGTAGATCTTGGCGAGACCGTATCAGTTGGTAAGCGCACCGCCATTCAGGCGAACCAGCCAACGATTACCGGCAAGGCTCCAGTCCTTACACTTGCTGAGGGTCCTGCTTCGCTCCGCACCCTTCCACTGATCTTTGACGCAATCGGCGCAACGACCTCTGGCGCAACGTCGCCATATACCTGGACGTGGTCGCCAACACAGGGCGATGTTGACACCCTTGTCTTCTACTCGTTCCTAGTGACCGACGGTGTGCAGAAGTTCCTGGTCAGGGATGCAGCGCCGACAGAGATCACCTTGTCAACGGATGCCAATGGTCTGCTTCAGGCTGGCGCAACCTTCGCTGCAACGACTGTTGCAACGTCGGCTCTCGCCTTCCCTACCGCGATCCCTACCAATCCGTTTATGCCTGGGCGATTGATGAAGCTCAGCACCGACACGAACTTCCCTGACAAGAGCGGCACAGGTGCAACCGACTACGCTTCGATCTACAACTTCAACCTGTCGATCACCACAGGTGTGGGGATGGTCACGGCGCTTGACGGCAGCCTGACGGCAGCCACCGCTGCGCTGACCGGCGTGCTTGACGCAACGCTTACCTTCACGGTAGCGAGCAACGCAGCTGCTGGTACGACCTTCCCAATCACCGACATCGCTACGCAGAAGTACCTGCGCCTGTACGGCACGACTGCCGACTCATACGGCGTCTGGATTCTCGGCTCGTGGGAAGTGGAGAGCATCGTTCCGCTCTCAGCCGATAACGAGGGCGTTGTGGTAAATGAGATTACCTGCCGCTTGGCATACGACACGACCTCAGGCAAGTCGCTTGAGATCGTTATCGATTCGCCGCTGTCAACAGCGCCGTAAAGAGCAGCGCCTAGTGCGCTAGTAGGAGGGTCAATATGGACACGGTAAAGATTGAACTGGACGGCTCGTATGCCGGTTGGACGATTGAGCTGCGACGCAACGTGAGTGCTCGTATCCTGATCGACCTACAGGGTGAGACCGCCGTCCAGTTCGCAGCCTTCGCTAAGTTGGTTGTGAGCCACAACTTCAAGGACATTGATGGCAATGCCACCGATGACATCCTTGACGCTCCAGTTGCATCCATCACGGCTGCAATGGAGAAGTGGGCAGCCGCGATCTCGTCACTCCCAAACGCGTAAGGCTGGAAGCCAGGCGGCTGTCTATTGGACAGTCGGTGATGGTGACCAGCCCTGAGATCATCGCGCACACACTTGGCACTGCCTACGGCGTGCCACCGTGGGAGATACTGAAGACCGCAACTGCTGAAGATCTAATGAACTATTGGACCCTGTATTGCGAGATTCAACCAAGGAGCAAGTAAGTGGCTAAGAGCGCGGTAGAGATTCAACTGCAAGGCAACGTGCGTGCCGAAGCAGAGGCGCTCCAGAAGGCATTCCTAAACTCTCTCGGTTGGCGTGGTGTTCGCAAGCTGGAACAGTTCGCCACGGTCAACGCTGCACGAGCACTTGCACCGGCAGTGCGCGCCAAGGCTCCAAGCGACACAGGGCAGCTCGGCAAGAGCGTGCGTGGACGTCGCTCACGCATCACTCGACCAGGTGCCATCGTCGGACCTGTTGCCGGTAAGAAGCAGTCCTGGTATGCGTGGTTCGCCGTCAAGGGAACTAAGCCACACACGATCCCTAAGGTGACTGCCGCCAACCTATTCTCTGATCGTAAGTTTATTGAGCACCCTGGAACTCGTGGCAACAACTTTGTTATTGAGACCGTAGAGGCTAATATCCAAGTAGCCAAGGACGCGATGGCGAAAACCATTGTGCTCTTGCTCAACGATGAGGCGATGCGCGCCAAGGTGCTCGGTCTAGAGATCGAGTATGCAAACGGTACGGCGACTAAGTTCCAGCAAGAGAGCGCTCTTCGCAAATGGAACAAGCCGGACTTCATTGGTCCGCTCACCCCACTCCAGTCTGAAGCCAAGCGTCGCAACCAGGCTTCCGACAAGGTCAAGGCAATCGCTCGGTCAGCTCGTAATGAGCGGCTCAGGCAGGATGCAGCGGTCTTCGGCATCCGCCCAAATATGTCGAACCTGCGCGCAGGGTAGGAGTAAGCAATGGCTAATGTCGCAGTCAACGCAACGATCAGCGCTCGTGATGCCGCGTCTAAAAACATCAAGACCGTCAACGCCGCGCTCGGCGGACTCGGTAAGACCGCAGGACAGATCGGCGCTGACTTCAAGAAGGTCACCCTTGGCATCGCTGGTATTGCCGCAGGAATCGGTGCGTTCACCGTCTCAGCAATCAAGGGTGCAGCGGAGGACGAGCAAGCCACTGCCAGACTGAACGCTGCGCTCAAGGCGCGCGGATTCGCAACCGATAAAGTACGCGCTGCTGTTGAGAAGCAGATCGCCGCTGGTCAGAAGCTCGCCTTCACTGACGATGAGGTTCGCGCATCCGTAGAAGCAAGCACGCGATTCACCAAGAAGTACACCGACGCACAGAAGATCCAGAACGTTGCAATGGAGTTGGCACGCTCCACCGGTATGACGCTAGAAGAAGCCACCATCGCGGTGGGTAAGGCATACCAGGGAAACGGCGGCAAACTGCTCAAGACACTCGGTATCAATGCAAAGGTGATTAGTGGGCAGAAGGCGCTCAACGCAATCCTTGGTAAGACCAAAGGCAGCGCAGCAGCCTATGCCGATACCGTTGAGGGATCGTTCCAAGTCCTATCGATTAGCGCCGCAGAACTAAAGGAGCAGTTCGGAGCGGCGTTCCTTCCAGCAGTGGGCAAACTGTTCAAGGGTCTCGCGCCATATATGGAGCGTTTCGCGCACCTGATTGAAGCCAACACTCCGAAGCTGCAACGCTGGGCTGACATCATCGTCACCAAGGTATTGGATAAGATTCCAAGCCTGTTCGCTGAGTTTGAGGCGAACGTTCCTAAGGCTCTGATCGGCGTTGAGAAGTTTGTTGACAGCGTCAGCGGCATTGGCAAAGAGGCAGACAAACTGCTCGGACCAGGCGGGTCTATCACTACTCTCGTCTCTGGCATTGGATTCGCGTTCGGTGGACTGAAGGGTGCCATCACCGCGAATCTTGTGAAGGGTGGGCTTGACCCATTCACCGCGCTGATCGTCGGCAACATTGCCGGCACTGCAATCCCTAACGCGCTGGCTGAGGTCTTCACCAAGGTGGTAGTCACCAAGGCTGTCGCTGCGTTCGGAACGTCAATCGCAGCATCATCCGCAGCTGGTGCTGCTGCCAGCGCGGCAGGTGCTGGCGGTGCTGCTGCCGCAGGCGGAGGAGGACTGCTTGCTCTACTTGGCGCAGCTGCATTGCCAGTCACGATTGTTGCGTTGAGCGCTGCGGCTGTAATGGCAATCGCGGCAGGCTCCAAGGGGAAGACCCTTGCAGAACTTGCAGCCGAGCAGCCAGGTGGAGGACCGCGACCAGGGCAGACCAGCACGACCTACAACGGTCCAGCAATCGGACCGTTGCCTGGCACGCCTGGCTCGTTCACACCGTTCGCAGGAATGACTCCAGGCACACCGTGGGCTGGACCAACAAGCACGACCGCCTACAACATCTTTATTGGCACTGGCAAGGTTGACACCGTCGTTGCTGATTCGATCAAGCGCACAGGCACATTCAAGCGCGGTCGCTAAATGGCGAATCCGTTCACGCTGATCATTGCAGGAGTCACAGGCGCGGGAGCTGGTGGTGACCTGCTGACACTGCCAGCACCAGCCTCCACGACCGTTCCGTATGTAGATCTCGGCAGCCTGAATATGACGATGTCCGCTGACGGCGCTGGTGGGTCAATGTCGTTCGATGTGATTGAGCCAAAGACACCAAGCGGCACGACGCCTTGGTGGCGTTCAGGTGGCGTCTACGACAATGCGCGCGTTCAGTTCTTTGACAGCCGCTACAGCGCTACCACGCCAATCTTTCTTGGCTTCATCACCGGTATTGAAGCAAACCTGCTGGAGAACGGTATCGGTACGCGCGCCACGGTTAGCGTCTCAGACGCCGACGGATGGCTCCAGAAGACCGTCATCCGCAATGGTGTGTACGACGTCAACACAACTTCTACGCGCTCGGTCACGAGAGGATCGTATGTAGATTCCTTTACACTCGGATCAGGCGTCGCTGACTCAGACACAGCCAGCACTGACCGAGAGATCATTGACCTTCTGCTCAAGAAGCTCGGACAGCAGATCACAGACTCAGCAACGCTCCAGCTGCTCAACACGGCAGTGATCAGCGGCACGACGCGCGGACGGTATACCGGCACGGCGCAGAGGATTGGCAAGCAGACCTTCAAGGCAACGACGCTTCAGAGCGCTCTTGATCAGGTTGCTGAGGCAGCAGGTGGGCTGGCTGAGGTTCAGTATCGCTACTGGATCGATAACGACGGACGCCTGAACTATGGTCCGAAGGAGACCGCGTCGGCATATGCCAACGCCCCTGCCGAGATCGTCACTGATCCAGCCAGCGTGCAGACTGGTAGCGCCTCTACGGTCACGCGTATCTTGGCACGCGATCTCTCGGTAAATCTTGATCACTCGGACATCGTCAAGGGGATCTTTGTTCAGGCAGTTGATGGCTATGCACGCTACGACAGCAACAAACTCTGGTCACCTGCGGCGTCAAGTCAGCCGACCAACGATCCCTACTATCGCACCTACAACGGCACCTACTTCAGGGCGACGGTCACCACGGCTGCTCGATCTGGAACGACCGCAACGATCACAACCTCACCAGCTCACGGATTCGCCTCCGGTCGCAGCGTGACCGTGAAGTTGAGCAGCGGACCGACCGGCTATACAGCGCTCAACGGCACCTTCACCATCACAGGCGTGACCACCAATACCTTCACCTATACGACAGGAACGAGTGGCACGATCACCTCAGGAGCATCCGTCGGCACAGCATCGGCGCAGGGTAGCGGCACCAGCAGCGATGGCGCTGGACAGGCGACACGCAATGGTCCTCTGCCACAAGAAGTCTTCAGCGCTCCGAAGGTGTCCTACAAGTCTGATCGAAACAAGGACATCAGCCTTCTGACACGAGCCACGATGATGACGCGTAGCAAGCCGGTACGCACCGTTTCGTTCAGCATCGGTGGCGGCAACCTGAGTCAGACGTCATCCCCTGACTGGAGCTACGGCTACAGCCAAGGATACGCACTGACTGCGGCTGCAACCTACACGCTGGTGAAGGCGTGGCTGCCAGGGCAGTATGTGAAGATCAACGCACCATCGCTCGACTTGTCTAATACAATCCTGTACATCCCTACTGTGACGATGAAGTTTGCGCAGGGTGGCGGTTCATACCAGGTTGAGTACGAGATTCAGGCGGACTTCCGCCGGCAGTACCTCACTGGTATTCGCGGCTTGATTGGAGGAGAGTAATGGCTGGCAAGTACGGTACCGACTACACAGGCTTTGGCGCATATGAGGGTGGGGTCAACAGCGACAAGGGCGCAAACCTTGTCTCAACAAATAGCGACGGCGAGACATCACTGCTCTTTGGTCCAGCTGCGTTGCGTGAGATTCAGGCAGGCGTCGCCAACGGCGACTTTGCTATTCCTCCGGATAACGCTACAGCGGCGATCACCGACGAGAACCCATTGCCATACTGGACAATCAGTGGAGACACATCCATTGTTGCAACGGTTGAATCTTCTACAACTGCTGCATCTGGCAATGTATTGCAGTTCCTTTCTCTTACGCCTGGCAGTCCGTCTCGTTCAATCAAACGATATATTCCGATTCCTGGAGCGCTTGACCGCTCGTTTAGCTTCTACTTTGAGGTGTATCTCAATAGTTATTCGGCAGGTCGATTGCGAATCCGCCACGATTGGGTCACAGCAGATCTGACTACGACTGGCACTGGTGGAAACTCTGGATATTACACTTCAGGTTCATCGCTTCTAACGACAGGCGGTGTTGCGCCATCAGATGCTGCGTATATGTATGTTGAGATTGAGGCAACTGGTGCTGCTGGACTTGTCAGTGTTCAGATCTCCGAAGCTCGCGTAAACCTTGGAAAGCAGGCGCTCTACATCACTGATAGTGATCCAACGGTCACACCTGTAAAGATGGTATCAACGTCTGGAAACCTTACGATCACCCCATCAAAGGGGATCTCGCTACCAAATAATACGCTGAGCCAATACGACAGGGGCGGATCTGCTGATACAACAACGATTACTACGGCAGGAACCTATTACGCGCTGACTAACGCGGAGGCAAGTTTCACACCACAGTTTATTGGACAGCGCTGGTTGCTCACCTATACCGGATATGCATCCCTCAACACAACAACAATCCAATACGCCTTTGTGCGCGCAGATGTCACTGACGCATCGAATGCACAGATTGCCGTGCTTGGATATGGGCGTGCCGATAACTTTGGACAATCAGGGCGTGGCGCTACTGTTGCCGTGAGCAAGGTATGGGTGGCAGATAGCACAAGCGCTCGTAAGTTCAAGCTGTACGGCACAGTACAAACCACCAACGGATTGATCCTCTCACTCGCATACACGCAGATGACTGCGTATCCAATCGGATAAGGAGCCGACTATGTGGGAACTAATCTGCACAACACCTGGTTGTGAACTTGAAGGACAGACTCAAGAGGTCATTGGTGAGAACGCGTGCTGCGCGATTTGTGGCGCGATTCAGGAGCGACCGTGACCCCACGCCAGATTGATCAACTGATCGAGCGCCTGGACGCACACTCTGCCAAGCTGGATCAGGTGCGCTCAGATGTGGACAAACTCAAAGGAGGACTAGTGGCTATCGCAGGGCTGTTGTTCAGCGTGCTTGTGCCACTAATCGCATCGCTGCTCTCTAAGTGAAGCGGCTCGCGTTCCCACTCCTAGGAATCATCTTCAGCACGCTCATCTTCCTGCCAATCGTGCGCGCTGAGGACACTCCAGAGCAGGGCGTGACAATGACGGTCTATGACGGTGTGATGCTTGGTCTCGGTCCGTGGCAGCAAGAGCCGGAGCAGCCAGTCTGTTTCTCTGGCGTGGTCTCAATGATCGACTTTGACTGGGGCGGCGCATCAGCCGCAGAGGGCTGTCCTCACAACTTCTTTATGGTCCACTTCACAGGCTGGCTGACGGTGCCAGAGAGCGGCGCGTGGGAGTGGCTCAACTGGTCAGACGACGGCTGGTATATGACGCTTGATGGCGTGGTCACCATTGATGACTGGAACTTCCACGGATGCGGTGGTCACTGGTCTGGACCGAATGAGGGCTACTCGCAGCTCGTCGCAGGGCAGTCCTACGCGCTCGACATCTGGATGTTTGAGTGGGGTGGTGGTGCGTGTGCGCGTCTCTGGTACGGCGCACCAACGCTCGGCTACGGCGTCGTACCGGCTGCGTGGCTGACTACGAGCGCTCTGCCAGCGCCAACTCCAACACCGTCACCAGAGCCAAGCCCAGAGCCATCTGTTGAGCCAACGCCAGAACCAAGTCCTTCAGAAAGTCCATCGCCAGATCCTACGCCATCCGTGGAGCCATCACCATCTCCGACGCCAGAGCCGTCACCATCTGTAGAACCAACACCAAGTGAGGTGCCAAGTGTCCAACCATCGCCGATCCCATCGCCGACTCCCACACCCAAGCCGTCGCCCACGCCTGACCCTTCGCCAGAACCTAGTGCGAGTGAGTCCGCTTCTCCTGATCCCTCTCCT